GGCTGCGTACCCTTAAGAATGTTGAAATCAGGGAGTTCGTCTCTGTAGATTAGTTTCATATTTGTGTTATCGTATACCATTCTAGTCTCTTGATCAGGATCAACATACATCTGTCTGCCACCCCTTTCAATTGTTAGAGTAATTCCTGTATTATTTTTTGTCGAAGCTGCTTCTAATCTTTCATGGAATTCTCTATCGCCATAATGCCAGCCTGTAAAAGATTCATCATAACCACCAGCGTCCCAATACGTTTTCTTTGTCGTTATAAACATATTGATATGTCCTGGACAAGGGACAAAATTCTTTCTGTGTCTGATATAAGCATTGAACATATAGTGACGTCCATCCTTAAATGCAATACGTCTTAAACTTCCCACATCACAAGGATTGAGAGTGATATCTATATCTAAAAATAGAACGGGATCTGTAGGTGCATAAGTTGCAGCTAAGTTTCGACAACCATGGGAGTTAAAACCAAGGTCCTCATCTACTGTCCACAACTGTATATTAGGACCATATGGAAAATATGTTCTCTTTAAAATATCCAACGCAGGATATTTCTGAGATCCATCATCAACCACAAAAATCTCAACTCCAGGAGGATAGTCTTCCCAGAGTTGGGCTTGTTTTTCTAAAAGTTCAGGTTCCTCGTAATAGGAGTAGGCTATGGTTAGCCTTGGCTCCATTTTATCATCATTGAGGAATTTCCCCTGCGATTCCAGCCATTTCAGATCTAACATCGATTTTTGTAACATCCTCAGCGGGGAAGTCAATTGTTCCCCCTTGTTCTAATTGAAAGTTTTCTCCGTGTGTAAGAGAATTATTGCTATATAACTCAAACCCGATATAGGATTCTATGGTGTTATCAGAGATCCTACCTTCCAAGATGTGCATAAACTTTTTAACAGCATCTCCAATTTCAGGCCAAGTAGGTTCCTTTTCAAATCTTGCAATAATGTACTCATTACAATCACAAGCCCTCCACATAGGGAGATGGACATCTCCAAGGTTTTGCCAAACCTTAGTGCAGGCTACCAACTTTAGCATTGTAAAACTCCGGTGACTTTTCAATTTCAGTTAAATTAACATTGTATGTCTTTGCTAGTTTTGATGCCGTATCTTTCCAATAGGCTCTAAAACTAGGATCCAATGCCCTCTTGCTTGCCATAATACAGTTGGCAATTTTTCTTTTTGCTTGATCATTACTCATTATAATACTCCACTTCCAATTCTCTTTTCGAGAATTTCAATCATTTTTGTTTTACGCTCAGTCCATTTCTCTTCTGAGCGCTCCTTACCGTCCTTCATCTTCTTTGGGAAGAACTTTTGCTTCTTGAGATTCTCAAGAGCCACTTTACGACGATTCGTTACATTACGCTTTTTCATTTTCTATTCCTCAATGTTATAACCAAGTTCATTCATAACTTGAAAATCAAGATTTTCATTAATCAATTCTAATGTAGACGGAGGAAGATTCTCCATACTTAAATTTTTATCTACATCAGAATTTGATATTCCTTTTCCACTTATATATTGGCTAACATGCTTTAAATTTTGTACGTCTGTGCCTAATAAAAGATTTACCTTTTCAGCAATCACGGAAGGAAAATTTCTAAACTCTTCCACTTTTACAAGCATACTATTTGATAATTTTTTAGAGAGTTCAAGATAACTTCTATTTTTTTGATTCCACATTGCAATACTGTTTTCATAATCTTCTATTTGAAATTTTACAAAAGATTCTAAAGGGCGATCATGTGCTTCAGGGCAATGGAAATAATAGGGTAGACGATGCATTGCCTGTATCCATGTGTACGGAGATCTAAAAGTAAAAACAAATAATGTTTTAGTGAGATCAAATTTTTCCATCTCTGATACTGAAGGAGCTAAACGATGCTTCCAACCCAAATAGGTGTAATCATGAGGGCGTAAATCAAAATTTTCTTTGAGAAACACTCTTACTGCATTTGTTCCTGTATGTCTTTCTCCAAAAATTTTACTAGCTTGGATCACCTTCTATCCTCATAACCAATTGTTGCTTCAACTACACGTTGACGTAAATCTGTACTGCTAAAAGAATGTTTCCTAGTGTTATATATTACTTTAATAGAAAGTTCTTTTCCAGTAAAGGGTTTGTCTCTATATTCTTCGCCTATTATACGCACATTTATAGGCAATGTCAAGAGAAGATCTAATAAATCTTTCTCTGTATTATAAAGAACAATTTCGTCAATATACTTAACTGCTGCTAATTGAATTTGTCTTTCTACGACACTTTGTACGGGCTTATTCTTATCTTTTCTATCAATAGAAGGATCAATTTGCAAACCGACGACTAGATAATCACAATGCCTTTTGGCTTCTTCTAGCATTGTGATATGTCCTGCATGTAGTAAATCAAATGTACTACATGTAAAACCAATTGTCTTGTCAGCTAAGTCTTTATAGTTTAAAATCATACCCATTAATCATCTAAGTATTCAGACGCCCATTGATGCATAATATCGTCTAAGAAATCATGCCAACCATCATCATCAAAAATTTTATAATTTTTAGAAGGAATACGAAGCTGCTCTGCTCGCATTTTAATTAAATATTCCCCATCAACTTCTTCAACTTCAGAGACACCATTTGCCCATGTCCATACACCTACAAAGTTATAAAACTCGTCAACGTATGTCATTTTTAGCTTTACGTCTGCATCAACTTCACTAAGATGCTCACCTAAAGTTTCCATAAACTGAAATGGAGCACACCATGCCGAACAGACATGTACATACTCGTCAATTTCATCTTCGTCGTATGCCTCTAGATTAGCCCACTTAGGACCAACGTTGTCATTCATCCAGCCATAAGACGCAAACTCTCCGTCCCACTCGGGCATAATGTTAGAGTATTCAAGTCCACACTCGTCAAGCCTTTTAACAGACCTAAATGCTTCGTTGAATCTTTTCGTAGATGTTTTGTTTCCCTCTACAAAGGAAATATCACAGTAGACATGATTAGCCATTTTTAACTCCCGTACAAAAGATTATTATCAAACATATGATTAAATTCCTGGGCAATATGCGAATGTATATCACTACCAGGGTGTAATAGGTCACGTGCTATTTGACCTACTTGGTCGTGATCGGAGTTATACTTTGCAGCAGTCATAACATATTTCTTTGTGAGAAACATATTACGTCTCCAACCATGATCTCCAAAGATGGGCGTATCCCAAGGCGTTTCCAAGAAATACAATCTAATGCCCATCTCTGTTACCAAGTTCTTTATGGCGTCTAAGCATAAGCTTCTATAAACGCCTTCTGTTCTGTCATTGTTTAAATATTCTTTCCAGAAGTCTTTTTCCATATCCCTCGAATTTTCTCCTATAATATGAGGAATAGAACCAGTATAAAACTCTGGACGCTTTTGTATAGGTTCTGCCATGTAGACAGCTTTAGGTTTAATTACAGGTTCTTATAAAGACATTATCAAACGCAAGATTAGAGAAGATACCTGTAGGAAGTTTGGATACCAAGTTGGTGAGTATCAAGGTAAGACTGTTCACATAGCTCCGTACTACTCAAAAGACGGAGAGCTAGTGGCACAGAAGATACGCTTTGCTAATAAGGACTTCAAGATTCTTGGGGATATCTCAAAGGCACAACTCTTCGGAGCCAAGCTTTGGAACTCAGGTAAGAAGATAGTAATTTCAGAAGGCGAAATCGACTGTTTAACCATAAGCCAAGCCCAAAACAATCGCTGGGCTGTAGTGAGTGTACCTAATGGTGCACAAGGTGCTAAGAAAGCAATCCAAAAGAATCTTGAATACTTCAATCAGTTTGAAGAAGTGGTATTCATGTTTGATATGGATGAAGTAGGGCAAAAAGCAGCACGAGAATGTGCTGAGTTGTTTGAAGGTGGTAAGGCAAAGATAGCAACACTCTCAATGAAAGATGCTAACGAGTTACTCATGGCTGGACAGGAACAGGAAATCATCTCTGCTCTATGGAATGCTAGAGAACACAGACCTGATGGAATCATCTCAGGTGCTGACCTATGGGAAGAAGTATCTACACAAGTTAAGGTTGATTCAGTTAAGTATCCTTGGGATGCACTTAATGAGAAAACCTTAGGAGCTAGGCGAGGTGAGCTTGTAACAATCACAGCTGGCTCAGGTATAGGTAAGTCAGCAGTAGTTAGAGAGATTGCCTACCACCTTCTAAACAGTGGTGAGACAGTAGGTATGTTGATGCTAGAAGAGAATCCTAAACGTACTGCCTTAGGAATCATGGGTATCCACATGAATAGACCATTACATTTAAACAAGGAAGACATAGATGTTGAATTATATCGTAACAGCTTTGACGCTACTGTTGGTTCTGGGAGGCTTTTTCTTTATGACCACTGGGGTAGTAGTGACATTGAGAACCTTATTGCCAGAGTCAGATTCATGGCGAGGGGATGCTCTTGTAATTGGATTATCCTCGACCATCTTAGTATTGTGGTTTCTGGTCTTGGCGATGGGGATGAGCGGAAGCTTATAGATAAAGCAATGACTATGCTCCGAACTCTTGTAGAAGAGACAGGC